ACTGGCCCAAGATCATCCCGAAGGCGTGCCAGCCGAACTGGTGGACATAGAGCGCCGCCACGTTAGCGAGTTGGCTCATATGGTGGAGGAGGGGTTAGTTGAGATTTAGCGTCGTCTGCGCCGTAGCAAACTAGTACGGTGTGGCCTATACTCCGAAGGTAATCATGCCAATCACGCTGGGCGGGGCTAACAACCCCGCCTTTTGTTCGCTTCATTTCGATCCACGTATTCCAAGCTGGAATGTAAAGATCGGGCACACCCGCGCTAACGCCTTCCACCTTCAACCGCGCCCCGGTGGTTTTTGTCCGCTGCTCCCCATTAGGAATAGCGAAAATACGCACCGGCCGGAATGTCTGGCGAAACCATGAAACAACCTCACGTTGTTCCTCGTGCTCTGTCCTTACGCGCTCCATCAGAACGGCACTTCCCGCGCCCATACAGGGCAAGCACCTTCTGTTTGTGTAAACTCGGCCGGCGGTACCTGCCCGTTCAAAAGGCACTCGCCCATCCCGCCATAGTTGTCGCAATTAAAGCAGAACCGAGGAGGCCCCTTTGCCATCCATTCTTCATAAAGTGTTAGAGCCACTGGCTTGGGCTGTCTCATTTCCAGTTCCTTTTTAAGATACGGTGAAATTTGCCATCCTTACGAAACTCAACTTCTGTCGGTGGCGTTGCATCGTTCAATGCGTCCGCGCTCTCTCCAAGCGTGTTGCCCAATAGCGCGCCAGCATTGGTGGCAAGTGTCGAAAGTAGGCGCATAGCTTTATCGCCTGCATATCCCTCGTGCAAAACGGTTAGGTATTCCGTAACTGGCGCGTCTGACAGGCTCCCGTAGTAAGTGACTGCTAGCATATCCTTGCCAGAAGTACGGCTGGTATGCTCGCGCCAATGCCAAGAGGTAACGTCCAAGGTTTCCCCATCGATCCCCATTATGTCGTCATTGCGCAGCGTAAAGCCTATTTTCTCCGGTGCCGGAAAAGGCGTGCTGCACGCGGGGCAAATCATCACGCTAATATGCACCAGTTCATCGCAGTTATCGCAGACCTTCATCGGCACTTCACCGCTACCCTCACCCCGCTTTTTTGGCGGCTGCACTGCGGTAATGGGGCCATGCTGCTCCACTACGCCGGCAAAATCAAGCACCAGACAGTCAGTTTTACCCGGTGATGGTCGCATCCCGCGAACAGCACATTGCAAATAAAGGCCCGGAGATGCAGTAGCGCGTAAAAATGCAATGCAATCCAAAGCTGGAAAATCATAGCCAGTCGTCAAAATTCCCACGTTGCACAAAGCACGTAATTTGCCGGATTCAAACTCAGATAATTTACGCTCACGCTCCGATTTATTATGCGTGGCATCCAATGATTCAGCAGCAATGCCAGCAACGCGCAAACATTCGGCCACCGCTTCAGAATGAGCAACACCAGAACAAAAAATTAGCCAATGCTTGCGGTTGTTTGCCTTTTCAATTATTTCTTGCACGACTGCGCTATTGTGATCGTTTGTATTAAATTTGGCCTCCATCTCTGCCGCAATGTATTCGCCGCCTCTCTTGTGTAAGCCTTCAGTTTTTAATTGATGTTGCGTAATTTTTGAGCGCAAAGGAACAAGGTGCGTTTTGAAAACCAATTCCTCAATACTTACCGGCTCTAAAATTTCTGTAAATATTGCCTCTTTGCCCTCGGTAATCATGCCTTGCCCAAGCCTGTACGGGCTGGCGCTTAAACCGACAATTCTCATGAACGGGTTTATCGCCAACAAGTCAGAAATCAATTTGCGGTAAATGCCACTCTCCACTGTTGAAACGGCATGAACTTCATCAATGATGCACAAATCTATGTGTCCCAACTGCTTTGCACGTTTAGCAACTGATCCAATGCCAGCATAGGTAATTGGCTCTCCAAGGTCGCGCCTCCCAACACTAGCGCTGTAAACACCAAACGGTGCATTCGGCCACAGCTTGCGTAACTTGTCAGCGTTTTGCAAAATCAATTCTTTGGAATGCACCAGCATCAAAATTTTTGTTTCCGGCCAGTTTTGCAAAGCATCTTTAGCTAACGATGCAATGACCACAGATTTTCCAGAACCTCCAGGCATATTTAGCACTGGATGGCCAATTGAATTTTTTTCAAACCATGCGTAAAGCATTTCCAGTGCGCGAGTTTGATATTCACGAAGTTGCATTGTCATTTTGCAATTTTTTCCATGTTTTTCCAGCAGCCGTTTTTTGTTTTCCAGACAACACAGCCGATATGTTTGAATGTGTAATTTGATAAAACTTTGCGGCATCTTTGATCGAATCAAAAATTTGTCCACTTTCAATGCATTGCACTTTGACCATTCGTTTTTTTGCAGCAGAGTCAACACCTGATCTGGACATAACTTTTCCAGTTAACTTTTTTTTCATTTCAAGGCGATATTCAGCAGATTCCCATCGCTTTTTCATAATCTCAATTTGACGCAATTTGTATTTTTCAGTTGATCTAGCTTTTATTTGGTTTTCCAAACGCTTTGCTCTTATCTTTGGATTTGCCCATTCTTGTTTTCGTTTTTCGCTGCGCTCAAACCTAACTTCTTGCGACGCAAAAGCCAACTTTAGTGATTGAGACTTTTTTTCCATAATTTCAGGATTTGATGCGTTGTTAATTCCGTTTTGCTTTAGTCTTGCTCTAACTTCTGGACGTGATGCCGCTTGTTTAAAACTGGCAACTTTTTCATCTTTTTTTAAAACCCATATGTCTCTCATTTTTTGCTTTGATACCTCATGGTGTTTTCCTCCCTCCCCGCCAGTAGTCAAGTTATAGCCATGAGGAGCAATGGTGTTAAACCTTGTAATGGTTTCTGATTCAAGACGGTTTAGTTCTTCTTGCGTTTCAATATTGCTGTGCAATATTTCGTAAAAAAAAGAGTCTTTTCCGTATTTTTTAATTGCTGTATGAAAAACAGATTTTTTCCGACTAGGGCTTCTGTGATCCCACCGGCGTTTTTGTTCGTCCCATGTTTGCCCGACATAACTTTTACCGTTTGGCGCGGTATACATATAAATAATTCCAGTGTTCATATGAATTCCCCTACAATGACACTTGGATTATACATCACCCACTACCCTTCCATCCCACTCTTTCCGCAGCCCCATAACCTGCGGGTCAGCCTGAGCGCAAGCCTTAGCATTAGCCAGCAACTCCTTGCTACCATAAACGCCTTCACCCGGCTCGCCATTGGCAATGCCTAGCCCGTCAATTTCGTAGATTGCAACCCAATCGCTTGGACCTTCTAGGCGCTTCCAAGGCACTAAATCAGGGTGTAAAACATGGCTTTCGCAGCCGGTGTACTGCGCTTCCAGTGGGATCGCGTCATCCCATTGGGCACAATGCCAAGTGCTATTTGGCAATGGCGTTGCATGGGCGCAAGTGCGGCAATTCACTTCTTTGGTGGTTTTGCTGCCATGGCAAAAGTCGTGACCCGCACACATCTTGCATTCAAACCAAGTTGAGTCGGTGCTGATTGGTGGTGGCAGGCGGTCAGCTAGTGCGAGTCTTTTCCCTTTGACAATAGCCTTCTCAGCGTGTTCGTTGTCATACTCCAGCCGCTCGGTGTAGATGCGGTCATCGTCTTTGCAGACGGCAACATACAAGGCACGTTTCAGGTCAGTGCCATGCATATACACTTGGCATTGGGTGAAATGCTGGGGCTTAGACTTTGCCACGCCACTGTCTGATTCCACCTGGAACTGCGCCAAGTGGGACGCCATCGTACCGACTGACGCCCAGCATACCGGCTGCGAGAGCCATGTTATCCATCCTGACCTTGTGCCGTGGAAGCGGATGGAAAGTTTTAGCGAGTGGGTGGCAATCTATGAGATCAATGGACAAAGCATTGCCAATGGTGAGCCGGACGAGGGGGTGTATGGCAGCAAAGAACTTTTAGCTAACACTGCCGCCTGCGTGGCTGCTGACCCGCAGGTCATGGCGCTGCGGAAGGAATGGGATGGAAGGGTAGTGGGAT